TGGTCCATCAACCCCACGGTCTTCGAGGTGGCCTCCTACCTGTGGGACGAAACCGACGGGGGCGTCGCGGGCCTTCCGCCGCGTGACGGCTACCGCCTGCCTCCCTGCCCGACCTGCGGGGCCGACCTCACGGATACGGCTGCCGCCCGCGTCCGCCATACCTGCCTCGACGCCCTCCCCCTCGAAGATTTCAACGAGTGGAAAAAGGAGGCGTTCCGCATCCGGGAACTCAACATCAGCCTGTTCGGACAACGAATAGGCGTCGCCAAAACGCTCACGATGGCAGCGCGGTTCAAAGACGAGCCGCGCTTTTTCTTTCCCTACCAGCTCGACTTCCGGGGCCGCATCTACGCCGTCCCCTCCTACCTCACGCCGCAGGGTACGGATCTCGCCAAAGGGCTGCTCCGGTTCGCGGAGGGCAAACCGCTCGGCACCATGCAGGCCGTGCGCTGGCTGGCGATCCACGGCTCCAACTGCTTCGGCAACGACAAGGTGAGCCTCGACGACCGCCACTCGTGGGTGCTCCAGCACCAGCAGGAAATCCTCGAATGCGCGGAAGACCCGTTCAGCCATGCGTGGTGGCATGAGGCCGACGAGCCTTTCTGCTTCCTCGCCTTCTGCCTCGAATGGGCGGGCTACGTCCGGGAAGGGCTGGATTTCGTAAGCCACATCCCCGTGGCGATGGACGGCACCTGCAACGGGCTGCAAATCTTCTCGCTCATCCTGCGGGACAAAGTGGGCGGTTCCGCCGTGAACCTCCTGCCCGCCGCCAAGCCGCAGGACATCTACCAGATCGTAGCCGACAAGGTGATCGGCAAGCTCAAAACCGACGCAGCGGATCCCGACAAGGACAGCATCGTGACAACCAAGGAAGGCAAGGCGTTCTACAACCCCGCAAAAAGCGCGGCGATCCTGCTCGACATGGGCATCAACCGCAAAACCACCAAACGGCAGGTGATGGTGCTCCCCTACGGCGGCACCAAGGAATCCTGCCGGGAGTACAGCGAAGAATGGGTCAAAGACAAAATCCGCAACGGCTACCCGCAGCTTCCCGAAGACGTCTCCATCCGGGGCCTCTCCTACTACCTCTCAACGCATGTATGGGACGCGATAGGCGAAACCGTCATCGCGGCGCGGGACGCCATGAAGTACCTGCAAGACATGGCGGGGGTGATGAACAAGCTCGACCTGCCCATCAAATGGACAACACCAGCCGGATTCCCGGTTGTACAGAAATATATGGATAAGAAAGAACGGCGCATCAAAACGAAGATCGGGGACAGTATCGTGTACCTTAACATTAAAGAAGAATCATCTGTAATTATTGATAAAAACAAACAAAAATCCGCCATATCCCCCAACTACGTACACAGCCTCGACGCGGCGGCACTCATGAAAACCGTCAACGGATGCCTTGCACAGCATATCAATAACTTCGCCATGATCCACGACAGTTACGGCACACACGCCGCCGACTCCGTAGCCCTTGCCGCCACCTTGCGCCGGACGTTCGTGGAGATGTTCGGAGGCGAGGGTGTCAACCCGCTCGAACAGTGGAAAAACGAAGTCCTCGCCTCCGTGCCCGAGCCGATGCTGGCGGAGCTTCCGGACCTTCCTATCCTGCCCGCTACGGGCGATCTGGATGTCGGCGAAGTCGCCCATTCCCCCTTCTTTTTCGCCTAAATATCAGAAAAGATATTTTCCATAAGTAAAGCCTAGTTGGAATTAGGTTGCACCTTCGGAGAGAGCACCCCCATTCGCCCGTCCCTGCCGGAAGGGTCCGAAGGGGGTGTTCCCTCTCCTCTTCCCCTCATGTTCACCCGTCAACGACAAGGAGCCCCATCATCGAAAACCAACGACAGCACATCACCAGCCACCAGCCCATCCCCTCCGTCCTCCGCGACCTCATGGGCAACACCCCTTTGAAAGAAGCGGCCCGCGCAACCATGTCCGTAGCCGATGCCCTCCAGCACAGTCCCCTCAAAGGGGCGCGTCTGATGGGCCTGACCTGCGCCTTCCTCATCACGGCGGAGTCGGCGGGCCTCCCCGTGTCCGACTTCATGGGCATGGCCCGGAACTGCATGAACGACGGCGAAGGACGACGCCCCGAGTTCCGGGCGGTTGACGACTTCATCAACAACGAAATCTTGTGAGAGTACCTCATGAACCAGAAAAAAGTGAAGGAAATCCGACGTCAGTATCGTGAGGCGATGACTTCCTACCCCCCTGCTAGACTGGAACCTTTTTTGACGAACGTACGAACCAAAACGTTCAGCAACGATCTTCGCGGCTTCCCAAGCCTCACCTACCAGACAGCGACGGTCAACATTCCTCTCAAAAGTTTCTGGCGGGACTTCAAGTCCCTGTTCCCCAACAATCACTCCCTGAAAGGAAACAATCGCTATGGCAACTAACGTTACTGAAAAGAAGAAGCGCACCACCTACACCACCCCCAAGGGCGAGTCCCTGTTCGCCCACCTCGTCAACGTGGACTACGGCACGGAACAATACCCCGACGAAAAGGGCAGCTTCAACGTCACGCTGGCCCTTGATGCCGACGCAGCCGCGAAGCTCGACAGCCTCATCGCCCATGAGGTCGACACCGCCCGCGCCGAGGCCGAGGAGAAGTTCGATGGCCTGAAACCCCAGACCAAGAAGAAGTTCGGCAGCGTCAACTTCAACGAGGTCGGCCCGGAAGAATACGACCGCGAGGGCAACCCCACGGGACGCCGCCTGTTCCGGTTCAAGACGGGCGCGTTCTACGAGAACCGTCAGGGCGTCAAAGTCCAGCGCAAAGTCCCGCTGTTCGACTCCATGCAGCAGCCCGTCAAGCTGTCCGACGAGCCCGGCAACGGCTCCGTCATCCGTGTCGCCTTCTGTTGCGCGCCCTACTTCGTCGAGGGGCAGGGCATGGGCGGCCTCTCGCTCTACCTGAACGCCGTGCAGATCATCAGGCTGAACACGTCCGGCGAACGCTCCGCCTCCGACTACGGCTTCGGCGCGGAAGAAGGCGGGTTCACGTCCGAAGGCATGGATGATGATGTCGCCTCCACCAACGCCGCCGCAACGCCCGATGCCGACGTTCCGCAGTTCTAACAGCCGGGCCGCGCAGTTCGCCCGCTGGAACGAGGTCAGGAGGCGTACGGGCTACCGCAGCCAGTTCGAGGCCGACATCGCGGCGGCCCTCGAAGGCACGGGGGCGGCCTACGAATCATCCCGGCTGCCCTATTCCGTCACCACGACGGCGACCTACACCCCCGACTGGCTCCTCCCCGACCAATGCATCCTCATCGAAGCCAAAGGCGAACTCGGCAAGGCCGACCGGGACAAGATGCAGCTCATCAGGCAGCAGTACCCGCACCTCGACATCCGCTTCGTGCTCCAGACGCCCAACGCGAAACTCACAAAGACCGTCACGCAAGCGGACTGGTGCGAGAAAAACGGCTTCCCGTGGTGCAAAGGCCCATCTATCCCCGACGGCTGGCTGAAACACAAGCCCGGCGTCAGGAGCAGGCGGGCGTTCGCGGCGGCAACGGGAACAACACCCCATGAACAGAAAAAACAGCAACATGAGTGAGCGACAAGCCTATGAAGACAGCACATTCTCCCATCACGAGCCTTGCCCGCAATGCCAGCGGAACGGCGGCGACTGGAACGGCGACAACCTCGCGCGCTACAGCGACGGGCACGGCTACTGCCATGTATGCGGCTACTACGAAACCGCTCAAGGAGGTTCTGGACGCATGGACAGGCAGAAAGACCCGGTTCCGTTTGATCCCGTCCCTGTAGATACGTTCATGGCCCTGAAAGCGCGGGGCATCACGCAGGAAACATGCGAACACTTCGGGTACGGTATCGGCAAGGTCGGGGGCAAATACTGCCACATCGCCCCTCTCTATGACCACGAGGGTATCCTCGTAGCCCAACACCTGCGCTTCGAGGGCAAGGAGTTCCGTTGGCGCGGCTCCGCATCCGAGGCCGTGCTGTTCGGGCAAACCCTCTGGCGGCGGGGCGGCAGGAAGGTCATCGTCACCGAAGGCGAGATCGACTGCCTCTCCATCAGCCAGCTTCAAGGCAACAAATGGCCCGTGGTCAGCCTCCCCAACGGCTCCAGTTCGGGGGCCAAATACATCCGGGCCAGCCTCGAATGGCTGGAGAGTTTCGACGAGGTGGTCTTCGCCTTCGACATGGACGAGCCGGGGCAGAAGGCCGCCAAGGAATGCGCCCTCCTGCTCAGTCCGGGCAAGGCCAAGATCGCCCGCCTCCCGATGAAGGACGCCAATGAATGCCTCGTGGCGGGCAAGGGCAAGGAACTCATCGACGCCTTGTGGGGAGCCGTCCCCTACCGGCCCGACGGCATCAGGTCCGGGGCCGAGCTGTGGGACGATATCAAGAAGCCTCCGCCAGCGGGCTACGAGATCCCCTATCCGGGGCTGAACGACAAGCTCGGCGGGGTGCGCCTCGGGGAGCTTGTGCTGTTCACGGCGGGCTCGGGCATCGGCAAGTCCACCATCGTCAACGAGATCGCCTACCACCTCATGATGGCGCACGGGCTCACGCTCGGCGTCATGGCCCTTGAAGAGAACCCCGCCCGCAACGCCCGCCGTTACCTCGGCATCCACCTCAACAAGCCCCTGCACCTCCCCGCCGCTCATGCAAGCGTGCCCGAAGCCGACCTGAAAGCGGCCTTCGACGCCGTGATGGGCAACGGGAAATGGTACATCTACGACCACTTCGGATCGTCCGACATCGACACGCTCCTGTCCAAGCTCCGCTACCTCGCGGTGGGCCTCGGCTGCAAGGCCATCGTGCTCGACCACATCTCCATCGTAGTGTCGGGCCTCGACGAGAGCGAGGGCGAATCCGAGCGCAAGGTCATCGACAAGCTCATGACCCGGCTGCGCTCCCTCATCGAAGAGACGGGCATCCTCGTGCTGGCGGTCGTCCATCTGAAGCGCCCGGACAAGGGCAAGAGCTACAACGAGGGCCGCCCGGTCAGCCTTACGGACCTGCGCGGTTCCGGCAGCCTCGAACAGGTGTCGGACGTGGTGGTCAGCCTTGAGCGCGACCAGCAGGGCGACGAACCCGACGAAGCGACCATCCGGGTCCTGAAAAACCGTCCCCTCGGCATCACCGGGCTGGCGGGCACGGTCAAGTACGACCGGGAAACGGGACGCCTCCTGCCCTGCGACGATGGCGACGGCACGGGCGGGGCGGCGTACGGATTCCAGAAGGAAGAGACGCCCACAGTTTCCTCCCCACAACAATCTCTGCCCCCGTGGGACACCGCTGAGGGCGACGGCAACACCAGAGAACAACAGCAACAAGAAAAGGAGTTTTAACCATGTCAGCCACGAATCAGAACCTTACCGCCTCCGTTTCCCCTCTCGTTTCCATCGAACTGCACGACATCAACGGTAAGCAGGTTCCCGCCGTCACCAGCCTTCAAGTGGCCGAAGCGTTTGGGAAGGAACATCTGCATGTCCTGAGGGACATTCGTAACATACTGGAATCTGACGATTTTACTGAATCCAATTTTGGATTGAGTGAATATACCGATTCCACGGGGCGCACTCTTCCCATGTACATCATGAGCCGGGACGGTTTTGTTCTCCTCGGCATGGGCTTCACCGGAGCCAAGGCACGGGCCATGAAAATCTCCTACATCGTCCGCTTCAACGAGATGGAAGCCGAACTCGCCAGCCGTTCCGCCGCCCCCATCCTGCCCAAGGACTACCCCGCCGCTCTCCGCGCCCTTGCCGACGCCGAGGAAAAACGTCTGCGGATCGAACAGACGCTTGCCGTCGAACAGCCCAAGGCCCGCGTCTACGATGTGACCTTTGCCGACAGACAGCTCACCCTCGCCAAGTTCTGCCGCCGTCTGCGCGGTGTAAACACCAATAACGTCAGGAAGGATTTGTACCACTTGAGCGTCCTGTACCGTCAGGGCGGCAGTTACCGCCTTTACGCCAAGTACCGGGACAGCCACTTCGAGGAGAAGACCGACGGCAACGGCAAGTTGACCCTGATCGTGCTGGACAAGGGAAAGCAGCTTCTCACCAAGCTCTACCTTGACGGCAAGCTGACCATGAAGAAAGGCTACGACGGACCGCTCAAGGTCATCGGGGCCTAGCCATGCCAGCGCCCCGCAAGCGTGAGCCGTACCCCGGCTTCGATTGGTCATGGGTTCCCACCCCGGAAACGCCCGCCCTGCTGTTCGACATCGAAACGGACGGGCTTCTCGATGAAACATCCACCATCCACTGCATCTGCGCGAAGGACTTCCTCACCGGGGAGTCCTTTTCATTTGGGCCGGGGGAGATCGAAGACGGCCTTGGCTTGCTCTGCCAGTCCCGGCTCCTCGTTGCCCACAACGGCCTGTGCTTCGACATCCCGGCTATCCAAAAACTCCACCCAAGCCTGCTCCTTCCCCGGCTGTTCGATACCCTGACCGCCTCGCGGCTCATCTGGACCAACCTCAAGGACCTCGACTTCACGCAGCTCCGCAAGAAGTCCTGCCGCTTTCCGCCCAAACTCGCGGGCAGCCACAGCCTCGACGCATGGGGCCAGCGGCTCGGCGTCATGAAGGGCGATTACGGCAAGACGACCGAAAACGCATGGAATCAGTGGTCGGAAGACATGCAGCGGTATTGTGAACAGGACGTTGAAGTCCTCGAAGCCCTGTACCGCCACATCCTCGACCAGCGTTACAGCCCCGAAGCCCTCGCCCTTGAGCACGAGTTCCAAGCCGTCATCTTCCATCAGGAACGGACGGGCGTGTGGTTCGACGAACGGGCGGCGCAGTCCCTGTACGCGGAACTCGCAATGAGGCGGAACGATGCCGTCACCACCTTGCAGGAGGTCTTCCCGCCCAAACGGATTGAGGAGGTCTTCATCCCCAAGGCCAACAACCGGACGCGGGGCTACGTCAAAGGCGTCCCGTTCACCAAAGTCCGGTACGAAACATTCAACCCGGCGTCGCGGCAGCAGATAGCCGACCGCCTCATGGAGAAACACGGCTGGAAGCCTTCCGAATTCACGGACACGGGGCAACCCAAGGTGGACGAGGACGTACTCGCCAGCCTGCCTTTCCCCGAGTGCAAGCCGCTCGTGGACTACCTCGAACTTTTGAAGATCATCGGGATGCTGGCGGAAGGGAAAAACGGCTGGCTCAAGCTGGTCGGCCCGGACGGGCGCATCCACGGCAGGGTCATCACCAACGGGGCCGTCACCGGACGCTGCACCCACAACTCCCCGAACCTCGCGCAGATCCCGGCACGGGGCCAGTACGGGAAACACTGCCGCGCCCTGTTCGCCGCGCCTCCCCCGCTCGTGCAGGTGGGGGCCGACGCCAGCGGGCTCGAACTGCGTATGCTGGCCCACTACCTCGCGGCCTACGACGGCGGGGCCTACGCCAAGGTGCTGCTCGAAGGCGACATCCACACCGCCAACCAGCACGCGGCGGGGCTCGAAACCCGCGACAACGCGAAGACGTTCATCTACGCCTTCCTCTACGGAGCCGGAGACGAAAAGCTCGGCTCCATCGTGGCCCCCCTCGCCTCTTCCGCCGTCCAGACCAAACGGGGACGTGCGCTCAAGGACCGCTTCTTCCGGTCATTGCCCGCCATAAAACGGCTCATCGACGACGTGCAGGGCGTCCTCACCGGACCGGGCAAACGCCCCTACCTCATCGGCATCGACGGGCGGCACCTGCATATCCGCTCCTCGCACTCGGCCCTGAACACGCTCCTGCAATCCGCCGGGGCCGTGCTCATGAAACTCGCCACGGTCATCTTCCACATGGAAGCGCAACGGCGGGGGCTCCGGTTGGGCGGGGACTACGCGCAGGTGCTCCACGTCCACGACGAGGCGCAGTTCAACACCACCCCGGAAAAAGCCGACGCCCTCGGCAAACTCTTTGTGGAATCCATCGAGCTTGCGGGGCGTCATTTCGGGATGCGGTGCCCGACGACCGGAGAGTTCAAGGTCGGGGCGAATTGGGCTGAGACGCATTAGTTTCTTTCTATAGGGGCACAGTCTTTAACTAAAAGGATAGGGCCTTTTACTCCAGAATAAAAATCAATAGATCCTTCATGCTCAAGGATAGCAGCAATACGTGACATTTCCCATGTACTCCATTTCAATGTATATTTATCGGATATATTTTTTAATATTCGATATAAAGAACCTCTCTCTTGAGAGAGAGAAAATGATTCCCCCTTCTTAGCGAGTCTGCGTAGAAGAATATTCCAGTGCTTATTTTCTATGTATTGACTATGTTCCATCTTTTCATCAAATATTTCAATACCTCCAACTATTCTTCTATAAAAAAATAAACTAGGTTTTCCCTTTGATGTTCCTATCGTCTGTAAACCTTTCATGACTTCCCCTTTTTTCTTTCTATATACACTAAAGGATACTTATATGTCCAACACCACCTATTCCCTTCTCCCCGTCACCCGCATCGCCGCCGCCCCCCGCGCCCACGCCGACATCACCCTCGGCTTTTCCAAGCGCGGCGACCTGTCCCTCATCTTTTCCCCGGCCTTCCTTGCCGAACATGCGGCCCTCGGCGTCGGCTCCAAGGTCCTCATCGCCTACAGCGCGGAAGCCAAAAAGCTCCTCATCGCGCCGCCTTCCGCCGAACAGAAGGAACACCTGCGCATGGTACGCAAGCGCGTGGGCTTTCCCGGCGCGGGCTACGTGTTCGTCTCGGCGCAGAACCTTCCCGAAGACATGCCGCGCCCCGAAAAGCAGCGCGAACCCGTGCTGTGGGAACCGGAGGAAAACGGCGCGGTGGCCCTCGACCTCAGCCGCTTTGCGTAACCCTCATGAACCCCGCCCTCTTCTCTTCCGCCAAGGAAGATTGGGAAACTCCCCGCGAGTTCTTTGAACGGCTCGACGGGGAGTTCCATTTTGATCTGGACGTGTGCGCCTTCCCCCACAACGCCAAGTGCCCCGCCTACTTCACCAAGGAAGACGACGGGCTGGCGCGGGATTGGGGAAAGCACACCTGTTGGATGAACCCGCCCTACGGCAAGGCCATCAAAGCATGGATGACGAAGGCCCTCGACGCTTCCCGGCGCGGGGCCACGGTCGTCTGCCTCGTGCCGTCACGCACCGATACGGCATGGTGGCACGACACGGTGATCGCGGGCGGCGCGGAAGTCCGCTTCGTCCGGGGCAGGCTCCGGTTCGTCGGGGCCGAGCATCCCGCGCCCTTCCCGTCGGCGGTGGTGATTTTCAGGCCGCCGCCGTCGCCATCACAGCAAAAGGAAACGAACGATGAAAACAACGATCCTCAGTGAATACGGCTTCCATGAAGCCCTGCTCGGTATGGGCCTCAGCCACGGGAAGACCTCCGGCATCACCTCCCTGTGGGACATACGCGACGATGCCAGCCTCAAGGAACGCGCCTTGAAACTCGCTGGCCTCGGCAAGGGGCACGACAAGTTCCTGCGCATGATCGTCGTCACCCTCGACATCACGGCCCCGCTGTACTGGTGGAAGCAGTTCGACACCTACAAGATCGGCACGGTCGCGCAGTCGGAATCCACCATGCACACGCTCATGAAGAAACCGCTCACCCCGGAGATGTTCGAGGGCGGGCTGTTCCCTGATTTAGTGAGGAGTCTCAATGTGGTTGGCAAACAGGATGGCTTTGAAACCCTGAACCGCTGCCTTCCGCAATCCTTCCTCCAGCGGCGCATCGTGCAGGCGAACTACGCGGTTCTCGCCAACATCATTGTCCAACGCACGGGGCACAAGCTCCCCGAATGGAAAACCTTCATCGAATCCGTGCTGTGGGGCGTGCAGCGTCCCGAACTGCTGCGGAAAGCGGCGGGGATCTCTCATGAAACAGCCAGCGCATAACGCCCCGTACCTCCTCATCGACGCCGACGTGCTGGCCTACCGAGCCGCAGCCGGGGCTGAGAAGGTGATCTGCTTCGAGGAAGATTCCTGCTTCCCGCTGTGCTCCCTCGCGGACGCCCAAGCCGCCTTCTTCGGACAGCTTTACGCCATCCTCGACCAGCTCGGCACCAGCGACTACGCCCTGTGCTTCTCCGACGACCACAACGGCGGCTTCCGGCGCAGGCTGTTCCCCGGCTACAAGGCCAACCGCGACGGCAAGTCACGCCCCGTGGCCCTCAAGTTCCTGCGCGAGGGCCTGATGCGCGGCGACAATCCGGACGCCCCCGTCTACATCAAGCCCGGCCTCGAAGCCGACGATTGCCTCGGCATCCTCGCTACGCTCCCCTCGTTCATGCGCGGGCGGCAGAAGGTCATCGTCAGCGTGGACAAGGACATGAAAAGCATCCCCGGCTTCTTTTACGACATGGGCAAGCCCGACCTCGGCATCCAGCCCGTCAGCCGGGAAGACGCCGACCTCTGGCACATGACGCAGACCCTCATCGGAGACGCCGCCGACGGCTACCCCGGCTGCCCGAAGATCGGCCCCATGACCGCGAAGAAGCTGTTCGACGGCATCCCCCGCGATTACGGACACCTCTGGCCCGTAGTGGTCAGTGCCTTTGAAAAGGTTGGCTTCGGGGAAGCGGAAGCCCTCACACAGGCAAGGCTGGCCCGTATCCTGCGGGCCGAAGATTGGGACTTCAACACAAAGGAAGTGAAACTATGGACGCCGCCCAGTACCTGCAAGACCAGATAAGACCGCCCTACTACACCCGGTTCCGCATCGAGCCGTTGGCCTTCATCACCATGAACCATCTGGATTTCCTGCAAGGGAACATCATCAAATACGTCTGCCGTTATGACGGCAAGAACGGCGCGGAAGATCTCATGAAGGCCCGCCGCTACCTCGACGAACTCATCAACAGAACGCAAACGGAGGAAGGCCGGAATGCAGCGGCAACACGATAACGATCATCTCGCCATGCTTGCCGAGTTCATGACGGCGATGGAACAGCCCGTCAGCCAAGGTTGGGAAGCCCTCGAAGGCATCAAGCTCGGCTTGAAGCTCATTGAAGAAGAAACGGAAGAGTTCCGGGAAGCGGTGGAAAACCTCTTCGAGAACACCGAATGCGGAGAAGGAGAGGACGTCCTCAACGACAACCGCGAAGACCTCGCCAAGGAACTCGCGGACATCCTCTACGTCTGCCACTGGACTGCCGCCAAGATCGGCATCGACGTCAACGAAGCCTTCCGCCGCGTCCACGCCTCGAACATGTCGAAGCTCGGCCCGGACGGAAAGCCCGTCAAACGCGAAGACGGCAAGGTCCTCAAAGGGCCGGGCTACCACGCCCCCGACCTCTCCGACATCGTGAGGCACGTCCCCGTCACCCTCGCCTGATTCCCCGTTCCCTACATTATAGAAAAGGATACACCGCCATGAAGACACTCTACCTTACCTGCGGCCTGCCGGGTTCCGGCAAGACCACCTACGTCAACGCCCACCTCGCCCCCAAAGGCGTACAGGTCGTCTGCCCCGACAACCTGCGCCTCGCCTACGGGCACAGCTTTTACGGCCCCATCGAGCCGCATATCCACGCGCAGGTCTACCTCACCGTCCGCGCCCAGATGTACCGTGGGCTGGATGTGGTCGTGGACGAATGCCATGTCCGCGCCGACCACCTCAAACGCTGGCGACGCCTTGCCGACGAGATGGGCTATGAGATGAAGCTGATCCGCTTCTCCGTCCCCGCCGAAGACTGCAAAAAACGCCGCGCCGCGCAGAACCCCAACTTCCCGCTGGAGGTCATCGACCGCATGGCGGACAGCCTCGGCACGGACTGGCGCGACATCGCCGCCCTGTTCCGGGGGAAGATCATCACGATCATCCCCGACGGCGAAACGGGGGCCGACGAAGCATGATCCGCCTGCCCCAATCCTACGACGAGGGTTTCTGCTCCCTCCTCGAAAGGCTCCGTTCGGCATACCCGGCGGAGCTTTTCCGTCTCGAAGGCATCCACCCGGACCAGCTCGACATCAACGCGGTGAGCCGGGACTACTTCAAGACCTCAGACAGGAAGGGCTCCGCCACGGCGGACCACTCCATCGACCCCAACGCCAACGTGTCGGGGCGGGACGTGATCACCTTCAACTATGAGGTGCCCAAGTCCCTCATGAAGCTGAACAGCCTGTACAACCTGTGGAAAACCATGAAGGAGCTGTACGGGCGGGACGATGCCGACCAAGCCGTCGAACAGGAACTCAACGGCACCCTCTACATCAACGACGTGTGGGACATCGGGCGTCCGTACTGCTTCAACTACTCCACCTACGACATCGCGCTGGAAGGGCTGAACATGGGCGGACGGCTGACCATCGATCCGCCCAAATCCCTCAACGCCTTCCTGCGGCAGGTGGAACAGTTCACGGTCTACGCGGCGAACTCCACCCTCGGGGCCACGGGGCTTGCGGACCTGCTCATCGTGGTCAGCCGCTATGTGGACGACATCCTGACCACGGGCTATGACCACCACATCAAAATCGGAAAAGCCCCCCGCGTCTGGACCTACGTGAAGGAGTCCCTGACCTCCCTCATCTACACCCTGAACTGGGAGTTCCGGGGCAACCAGTCCCCCTTCACCAACGTCAGCGTGTATGACCGCCTCTTCCTCGAACAGCTCGTGCCCGCCTACCTCATCGGCGGCACGGCCCCGGACATCGAAACCGTGGAGAAGGTACAGGACCTCTTCCTCGACGCCTACAACGAGACGCTGGCCCGCACCCCCATCACCTTCCCGGTGGTGACGGCCTGTTTCAGCGCCGGGCAAGGCTCCGACGGCGGCGGGCGCACCATTCAGGACAAAGCCTTCCTCAAGAAGATCGCCCGCCACAACCTCAAATACGGCTTCATCAACATCTACTGCGGGGAATCCTCCACCCTGTCCTCGTGCTGCCGCCTGCGCTCGTCCATCTCGGATCTCGGCTACAGCAACACCTTCGGGGCGGGTTCCACCAAGATCGGCAGCCTCGGCGTCGTCACCCTGAACCTTCCCCGGCTGGCACGGACGGCTGAGGGCAGTTTCCCCGCCTTCCTCGGCCTGCTGCGCCAGTCCACGGGGACGGCCTCGCGCATCAACCACGCCAAGCGCATGTTCATCAAGGACCGCATCGAACGCGGCTCCCTCCCGCTGTATACGTTCGGGTTCATGGGCCTTTCCCGCCAGTATTCCACCTGCGGCTTCACGGGGCTCCATGAGGCCCTGTCCATCCTCGGCTTCGACATGCTGACCGAAGAGGGCCTGCAAGCCGCCGAAGACGCGCTCACCGTGATCAACGAGACGAACGCCAAGCTCTCCAAGCTCCTCGGTACGCCGCACAACATGGAGCAGGTGCCCGCCGAATCCTCCGCCGTGAAGCTGGCGAAAAAGGACGCGCTCCTCGGCCTCAACCCCGAGGGCATCCCGCTCTACTCCAACCAGTTCCTCCCGCTGTGGGAAGAAGGGGCCGACCTCCTCGACCGCATCCGGGTGCAGGGCAGGCTCGACGGGCACTGCACGGGCGGGGCCATCTGCCACCTGAACGTCGCCACGGCGATCACGGACCCGGCTGTGATGGAAGCCCTCATCCACCACGCGGCGGCAAGCGGGGCCGTGTACTTCGCCGTGAACTACCAGATCAACCGCTGCGCGCAGGGCCACATGACCGTGGGCCGGAATGACGCCTGCCCCACCTGCGGCGCGCCCGTCATCGACACGTTCACCCGCGTCGTAGGCTTCCTCACCAACACCAAACACTGGAACAAGACCCGGCGCGAACACGACTGGCCGGAAAGGACGTTTGCCGAACATGCGTGAGTTTCTTCTGCATATCACCGCCTCCTTCATCGGCTTCGGGCTTGCCGTGGGCTGCATGTGGCTCCACGACGAAATCAGGGAACGGCTGCGCCGCCGAAACCCGTACCGGGGGTAGCCCATGTTGACCATCATCGGCTCACAACTGAACCCCGCCCATGACGCGCTGGAAATCTACGTCTCGGGATGCAGGCGCGGCTGCCCCGGCTGCCACAACCCCGAGGCGCAGGCGTTCGGCAAGGGCAAGTCCGCCCGGCTGTGGATGAACGAGAGCCGCTACAAGTTCGCCACCGGGACCTTCTCCCGCGTGTGGCTGCTCGGCGGCGACCTCATGGATCAGGCCCCGCACGAGGCCCACGAATTCATCCGGGATCTCCGCAAGGCCATGAAGCCCGGCATGGAGCTGTGGCTGTGGACGGGGCACGGGCTCGACGACATCCCGCTGCGCCTCCGCTACGAATTCGACTGGATCAAGACCGGGGACTACCGCGAGGATCTGCCCTCCATCGACGTGGCCTACGACGGGCACGACGGCGAACCTCACCCCCTCGTCCTCGCTTCCAGCAACCAGCAACTCCACAGGATCACCGAACCATGCCCCCATCCCGAAACCACCAGCAGCAACCATCCCTTGCTCATGAAGATGAAGCCCCTTCTCTCGGACGTCTTCCCGGCCTCACGCGGGAACTCGTGGAAGGGCTCGACGCCCTTGTCCCCGAACGCTGCCCCGGCCTGAAACAGCCCGAGCGCGAAATCTGGATGTACGCGGGCAAGCGGGAACTCGTCCGCAACCTGATCACCGTCTTGGAAAGGCAGGAACGTGAACGCACACGGAACCCCCATCTCGGCCTTATGCCGCGCCTTTCATAACGTCCCGTCCCATCCCCCCACGCTCACCGACGCGCACCTCGCCTTCCTCTGGCACCGCATCAGGGAACAGGGCCTCGACCGTTTCCTGTTTTACGACGGCGGGGTCAACAGCCTTGCCCGGTTCCGCGACATCGTGACCGCCGAGTCCGTATGGGCCTACGCGGGGTTCTCCCACACCACGGGGGAACCCCTCGCGCTGGCCCTGCTCGACCGCTTCCTCGGACGCACGGCCTACCTGCACTTCACCTTCTTCAAGGGCGAGGGCTTCGCGCGGCACCTTGAGATCGGGCGGGCCTTCATGGGCCTCATCTTCGAGAACGGCACCCTGTCCTGCCTCATGGCCCTGACGCCCGCCGCCTTCCGCCATTCGTGGAAGTTCGGGCTGGACCTCGGCTTCACGCGGCTCGGCACCATCCCCGGAGCCTGCGGCGTGCTCGACAGGAAGACGGGAACGATCCGCTACCGGGACGGGATGCTCATGAAACTCGACAACCCCAAACCCCAACCATAAAGGAGGCATCCCTTGGGAGGCATATTCGACAAACCAAGCAAACCCAAAGTCGTTGAAGCCCCGGCCCCCACCGTCGCGGCAACCCCTCCCCCGCCGGAGGAGACGGCGGAGGCCCCGGTCATCAACGAAGGCAACAAACGCAAGAACCAAGCGGACAGCAAGCGCAAGGGCACCTCCGCCCTGCGCATCGACCTGAACCTCGGCGGCGGCAACATGGGAGGCGCGGGTGGTACCAGCGGACTCAGCATTCCCCGATAACGGCCCCCTCCCGACCAAAGGCCCCGCCGAAACCCGCTACACCGAGCTTTCGCAGGACCGCGCCCCCTACCTCGACCGCGCCCGCCGCTGCGCCGGGCTGACCATCCCCTACCTCATCCCGCCCGACGATCTTGCGCAGGGGCAGGAACTCCCCTCCCTGTACCAGAGCGTCGGGGCCAACGGCGTGACGAACCTCGCCTCCAAGCTCCTCCTGACCATGCTCCCCCCGAACGAGCCGTGCTTCCGGCTGCGGGTAAACAATCTGGTCATGGAGCGGGAAGAGGAGGACGCGGACAAGGAGTTCCGCACCAAGATCGAAAAGGCCCTCTCGCGCATCGAACAGGCCGTGCTTGCCGACGTCGAAGCGTCCGGGGACCGCCCGGTGGTCGCGGAAGGCAACCAGCACCTCATCGTGGCGGGCAACGTCCTCTACCACGACGACCCCAAGAAGGGGCTGCGCCTGTTCCCGCTGTCCCGCTATGTGGTCGAACGCGACCCGATGGGCACGCCCGTGGAGATCATAGCCGAGGAAACCGTCAACCTCGACACGCTCCCGGAAGACGTCGCGGCACGGATACGGGAAGCCGCCGACACGCTCGGGCAGCCTTCCGTCAAGGGCGACGACCGCAAGGACGTGAACATCTACACCCACCTGAAACGCGGGCCGAAGAAATGGGCCGTGTATCAGGAGTGCCGAGGGGTGAAGCTCCCCGGCTCGGAAGGCTCCTACAAGCCCGACGCCTGCCCGTGGCTGCCCGTGCGCATGTACAGCATCGCCGGGGAGAACTACGGGCGGAGCTTCGTCGAACTCCAGCTCGGGGACCTCGGCAGCCTCGAAAGCCTGTGCCAGTCGCTCGTGGAAGGCAGCGCCGTGTCCGCCAAGGTGGTGGGCCTCGTGAACCCCAACGGCGTCACCGACCCCAAGGCCCTTGCCGAGTCCGCCAACGGCGACATGATCGAAGGGAACGCCGATGACGTGGCCTTCCTGCAAGTCCAGAAAGGGGCCGACTTTCAGGTCGTCGCCGCGCAGATCCAGCGGCTCGAACAGCGGCTCAAGACCGCCTTCCTCATGATGGACGGGGTGCGGAGGGATGCCGAGCGCGTGACCGCCGAGGAAATCCGCGTCATCGCGCAGGAACTCGAAACCGGGCTCGGCGGCGTCTATACCCTCATCAGCCAAGAATTCCAGCTCCCCTACATCGCCTCGCGCATGGCGACCATGACCCGGCAGAAGCGCATCCCCGAACTTCCCAAAGGCACGGTCACGCCCTCCATCGTCACGGGCTTCGAGGCCATCGGGCGCGGCAACGACAAGCAGAAGCTCCTTGAGTTCCTGAAAGCCGGGGCCGAGCTGATGGGCGAATCCTTCCTCGGCCTGCTCAACCCGCAGAACGCCGTCACCCGCCTCGCCTCCGCAATGGGCATTTCCACGGAAGGGCTGGTCAAGGACGAAGAGGCGCTGGAACAGGAACGGCAGGCCGCGCAGCAGCAGGCGCAGGGCCAGATGATGATGGAAAAGCTCGGCCCCGAAGCCCTCCGTCAGATCGGCGGCATGGCACAGGCCGGGAATGCCGAAGCCCTGCAAGGGATGCAGCAGGGCCTCAAGCAGCAGATGCAGCAGCAACAACCCTAACCTTTCCCCTACAGGAGATCACACATGGCGAACGTCAATTCCGCCGCCACCACCAACGGCAACAAGAAAGAACCCGGAGCCCCCGCCTCCGGCCTCACCCTGTCCAGCCCCGGCGAGGCCACACCCGCTTCCACCACCCCCGGCACCCCCATTCCCGTGGGGCCGTCCGGCAGGCTCGTCCGCATCGACAACTAACCCTCAACGCCACAAGGAAAACACCACACATGGAAGACGCATCCGAAAACCTCACCGTTGAAGTCCCCGTCACCGAAACCGGGCCGGACGCCCCCGCCGCAACCGCCTCCCCCAAACGCTACGCCGGGGAGTTCGACACCGTGGAGGAGCTTGAGGCCAAGTATCAGGAACTGCTCAAAACAACGACCGCCGCGCCTTCGGGGGAACCGGGCGACGGCGAGGGAGGTGATCCGAACAACGACGGCGATCCCGAAGGCGGTTCCCCGGCTGACGACAAGGAGACGGAAGGCGGAGACGCCGCCAGCCGCGACGACGCGGAGAAAACCCTCTCCGACAAGGGCCTCGACATCAGCGAATTCGAGCAGGAGTTCGACGCCACGGGCGGCCTCTCCGAGGAAAGCTACGCAAAGCTCGAACAGGCGGGGCTCGGCAAGGCCGTGGTGGACAGCTACATCGCCGGGCGCACGGCCCTGCTCGAAGGCTTCATCAGCGACGTGAAAGGGCTTGCGGGCGGCGAGGACGGCTACAGGGCCATCACCGAATGGGCGGACAAGGGCGGCCTCACGGACGCCGAAAAGGAGTCGTACAACCGGGTCATGAACTCCGGGGACAAGGCGCTCATCAAACTCGCCGTATCCGGCCTCGTCGCCAAGTACCGGGAAGAGGAGGGCTCCACCCCCGAGCTGGTCACGGGAAAGGCCACCGCCTCCCGCCGCGCGGCGTCCGACACGTTCGAGTCCACGGAACAGGTCGTCGCCGCCATGAAGGACCCCCGCTATGGTAAGGACCCTGCTTATACTCGCGCTGTGGAGCGCAAGGTGGCCCGGTCCCGCGTCTTTGGCGGCTGAGGCCCTGCGCTCTCTCGCCGCCTCCCCACAACAGCAGCAACAGGAGGAACGCGCCATCATCCCCTCTCTCGACACCCTGCTTGCCCATCCGATCACCGACGTGATCAAGACGGAATGGGAAGGCTTCTCCCCCACGCCCTACCTCTGCCCCGCCGGATACTGGACCATCGGCTACGGGCACCTCTGTGACAAGGACCACTCGCCAATCACCCGCGAACAGGGAGGCCAGTACCTTGCGGAAGACCTGTTGGACGCCCTGCGCGACGTGGAACGCCTCGCCCCCAACCTTAAGGACGAGCCTGACCACCGGGCCATCGCCTGCGCCTCGTGGATCATGAATCTCGGCAAAGGCAACTTCGCCTCCTCGACCATGCTGAAACGCATACGCGAGGGGAAGTGGGAAGCCGCCGCCAAAGAAATGAAGCGGTGGGACAAGGTGACGGTAGGCGGCAAAAAGAAACCCTTCCGCGCCCTCACCCGACGCCGCCTGACCGAAGCCCACCTTTTCCTCACCGGGGAAGTGAAAACCTTCCTCTAACCGCACAACAAGGAGGTATTCTTGGATTTTCTCAATCAGCTCAATCCTGAGGTCCTGTTCCCCGCACTGACCCTGTGCGCGTCGGGCCTCGCCAATCTGCTGGTCCTGCTCCTTCCCCTGCCGAAGGAGGGCGGCAGCATCCTTTATCGAGCCTTCCACACCTTCATCAACTGGGTGGCTTTGAACGTGGGCAAGGCGAAGAACGCCGTCACGTCCACGGATGTCGCCTCGTCGCGCCGGAATGAATAACCTGCTGACCCTGCTCGGCAACCTGTTCGTCTTCTTCGCCAGGCTGGTGTCCGACTACAGGCGCGACAAGGAAAAACATGATGCTGAAAACCGTATTGCTGCTGTCCGCGCTGACCCTGCTTCCGCTTGGCTGCGCAAGCTCGGCGGCACGGACAGACGTTTCCCTGCCTCCGGTTCCGACGACGCCCGGAGCGATCATCACCCCTGACGGCCTTATCTGCCTTCCGCCCGATGAAGCCGGAGCCCTGCTGCTTTGGATGGAATACGCGGAAAGCAACGGCAGTCTTTAATCCCTGACCTTTTAACCAAGGAGTTTCCTCCCCTCATGGCTGAAAACCTCACCCTCTCCCGTCCCGGCGCACAGAACCTCGGCTCCGATCCCGCGAAAATGTTCCGCGACGTGTTCACCGGGGAAGTCCTCACCGCCTTCGACGAACACAACATCATGAAGGACTGGCACAAGATGCGCACCATCACGCACGGCAAGTCCGCCTCCTTCGCCGTCATGGGACGCGCCAACGCCCGCTACCACACCGCTGGCGAGGCCATCCTCGGCAGCAACAAGATCGCCGCGAACGAGCGCACCATCAACGTGGACAACCTGCTCATCGCGGACGTGGCGATCTACGACCTCGAAGACGCCATGAACCACTACGACGTGCGCCGCGAATACTCCAAGCAGCTCGGCGTGGCCCTCGCCAAACGCTTCGACGAGACGACCATGCGCGTCGCCGTGCTTGCGGCCCGCAGCTCCGGCATCATCGACGACGAACCCGGCGGCTCCGTCATCAAGGGCGGGGCCACCCTCGCCACCGACGGCGAACTGCTTGCCGAGGCCGTTTTCTCCTGCTCCCAGACTTTCGACGAGAAGGACGTGCCCGAACAGGAACGTTGCCTCATCCTGCGCCCGGCGCAGTTCTACCTGCTCAACCAGACCACCAAGGTGCTCAACCGCGACTGGCTCGGCGCGGGTTCGTACTCCGACGGCAAGCTCGACAAGATCGCGGGCATCAAGATCCTCATGTCCAACCACCTGCCCAAGGCCAACATCACCGCCGCCGTCGACGGCGAGAAGAACACCTACTTCGGCGACTTCACCAACACCCTCGGCCTGTGTATGCAGTCCAACGCCATCGCCACGGTCAAGCTCAAGGACCTCACCGTCCAGCAGTCCGGGCACGACTTCAACATCGTGTACCAGTCCACGCTCATGGTCGCCAAATACGCGATGGGCCACGGCATCCTGAACCCGTCCTTCGCCATCGAACTCTCGACGGCTGCCAAGGCGTAACCATCAACCTGCGGGGAGAGGGGGCGACCCTTCTCCCCTTTTTCGGGAGTCCCCCTCTCATGTCCATCACATCCCCCACCCCCACCACGGAACTCGAAGCCGTCAACACCATGCTGTCCGGCATCGGGGAGGCTCCCGTCAACAGTCTCTCCGAAGTCACGGCGGACGTTTCCCTCGCCCGGCACATCCTCAACGAAACCTCCCGCGAAGTGCAGCTTGAAGGCTTCCAATGGAACGTCGAGGACAACTACCCCCTCACCCCGGACATCCACGGCCTCGTCAAGCTCCACCCCTCCATCGTCCGCGTCCACTTCCGCGAACCGTCCGACCGGGAACTGACCATCCGGGGCAATCAGGTCTATGACCGGATCAACCACACCTTCACCTTCCCGCAAGGCACGGCGATCTTCTGCACCGTCACCCTGCTCCTGCCCTTCGAGCAGCTCCCCGAAGCCGCCCGCCGCTACACCACGCTCAAGGCCCTGCGGATCTTTCAGGAGCGCGTCGTGGGGTCGCAAGTCCTCAGCCAATACCAGCAGGCCGACGAAGCCCGCGCCCGCGTCCAGCTCATGGGCGAGGAACGCAGGCAGGACAGGCCCAACCTGCTCATGGGCACCTATCCGCCCGTCGGCACGTGGCGCGTCCGTGATGCCGTGATGCGCCGCAACAACACAACCCGGAGGCTCGGATTCTGATATGGGCAAGCTCGTCTCCTCCACCATCCCCAACCTCATCTCCGGGGTCAGCCAGCAGCCTTGGAACGTCCGCCTCCCCACGCAGGCCGAGGAGCAGGTGAACTGCCAGTCCAGCGTGACGGACTTCCTCAAGCGCCGCCCCGCGACCCGGCACCTCGCCCGCATCCGGGATACCCCCGCCGCCAACGGCATCGCCAGCCACCACATCAACCGCGACGAGACGGAACAATACATCGTCACGGCGGACGCCAGCGGCATCAACGTCTTCGACCTTGAGGGCAACGCCAAAACCGTCTCCGTCACGGGAACGGGAGCCGCCTATCTCGCAGCGGCGACCGCCCCCAACCGGGACCTGTGTTTCCTGACCATCAACGACTACACCTTCGTCCTCAACCGCCGCGTCGCCGTCAAGACGCTCCCCGACCTTTCGCCCAAAAGACAGCCGGAAGCCATCGTCTTCATCAAACAGGCGTCCTACAACACGACCTACCAATTGACGCTGAACGGAAACGTCTACTCCACCCTCACCGCCGACGGATTGAGCGACACGGAGAAAGCCTCCCCACTCCCCGACGCGATAGGCATCTACAGATCGCTTCATGACGCCATACCTTCCGAGTATGCCGAGCCCACAATAAGCCCGCTTGGTTTGGTGCTCACTGTCCCGGCAAGCGAGGTGAGCGGCATCAATATGACGAACACAGGCGCATCCGCAAACGTATGGGCAATAACTGGCGGCATAGCCCCCTACACCACATACGGCGTCGTCATCAGGGGACAGCAATACAGCATCACGACAGGATCGGGCGCGACGGAAGACACGCAGGTGGCGGACCCCCTCTCTTCAATGGACATCGCCAAATCCCTCGCAGCACAAATCCCGCAAAGCATCTTCTCCGTCCAGACCTCGAACTCCACCATCTGGATACGCAGGCACGACGGCGGGGACTTTACCGTCAAGGTGCAGGATTCCCGTTCCAACACCCATACCTCGGCCTGCAAGGGGAAAGTCCAGCGTTTCAGCGACCTGCCCACCGTGGCCCCGCGAGGCTTCGTCACGGAAATCATCGGGGACGCCAGCAGCTCCTTCGACAACTACTTCTGCGTGTTCGAGCCGTCCGACGCGGGCGACGCCTTCGGATCAGGCACATGGAAGGAAACCGTCAAACCCGGCATCCCCTGCAAGCTGGACCCGGCGACCCTGCCCCACGCCCTCATCCGGCAGGCCGACGGCACCTTCACCTTCGGCCCCCTTGAGTGGGGCGAACGCATCTGCGGCGACGAGGATTCGGCCCCCTTCCCATCCTTCGTGGGCCGGACCCTCAACGGCCTGTTCTTCTATCGCAACCGCCTGTCCTTCCTCTCCGGGGAGAACGTGGTCATGTCCGAGGTCGGGGAGTTCTTCAACTTCTTCCTGACCACCGTGACCACCCTCGTGGACAGCGACGTGGTGGATGTCGCCGCCTCGCACACCAAGTCGAGCATCCTCCACCATGCCGTGACCTTCTCGGGCGGGCTCCTCCTGTTCAGCGACCAGAGCCAGTTCGTGCTCGAACACGACACCGTGCTCTCGAACGCCACGGTCAGCATCAAGCCCGTCACCGAGTTTGAGGCGTCCATGAAGGCCGCCCCCGTATCTTCCGGCAAGACGGTCTTCTTCGCCACGGACAAAGGGGAATGGGGAGGCGTGCGCGAATACATCACCCTGCCCGACAACTCGGACCAGAACGACGCCTCCGACATCACGGCGCACGTCCCGCGCTATGTCCGGGGCAACGTCAGCCGCCTCGAATGTTCGACGAACGAGGACATGCTGCTGGTCCTGTCCGAAGAGATGCGGACCAGCCTGTGGCTCTACAAATACTTTTGGAACGGCAGCGAAAAAATCCAGAGCGCGTGGAGCCGATGGGACATGTGCGGGGAAGTCCTTTCCGCCGCCATCCTCAACACGGGCGTCTATCTCATCATGCAGTACGGCGATGGGGTCTATCTGGAAAAGATGGACATCACGCCGGGGTACAAGGATGAAGGCGAAACCTTCGAGTACTGCCTCGACAGGAAGATCACCGAACGGGACGTCACGCTCGGGGCCTACGACGCCATCAACAAGACGACGGCGATCACCCTCCCCTACGACATCCCGGCGGGATACACGCCCGTGGTCGTCACACGGACAGGCGGGCCGGACGCCCCCGGCAACCTGCTGCGCCGGGTGGACGTGACAGGACCCCGGACGCTCACCGTCGAAGGCCCGGACGCGCACGGCAGGAAACTCTTCATCGGCATCCCCTACGAGTCCTCCTACACCTTCTCCACCTTCGCCATACGCGAGGGGGACAGCAAGGGGAACGCCGTCACCACCGGACGCCTCCAGCTCAGGCGGCTTACCCTGAACTGCTCGAACACGGGATTCCTCCACATGCACGTCACGCCGAAATTCCGGCCCACCAGCACCTACACCTTCACAGGCCGGGAACTCGGGCACGGCACCAACATCATCGGGGCGATCCCCCTCTACACAGGCACGATCAACTTCCCCA